GCACCAATTATCTGCCAGTCAGGAGGCTCAATGGTGTGTAACAGCTTTCCACGACGATAGAACCGACATCGTGAACGACGCACACTTGCGTAAAGCAGGGCGTCGACGATAGGGGAACATATCGCTTTGAAAGCAGTCACGGCAGAGCTACCATAACCGGGAGGCACTCCAAGCATCTGACAGACCAGCTGGGCTGCCAGTGGGAATGCATCCTCCTGCAAGAAAGACACGGTAGTATCGATTATAGCATCAGAAACGTAGCCCCAGTATCCTGGGGCCACGCTATTGTCAACGACTTGACGACCTGATGTACTCCAATCCTGGTCTACAACCATGCCGTCCAGACAGCTCCAAGTCACACTCATGCCGGTATTATCCACGGCAGGTTGTGGTACAAGGGCCATCGAACAGTCATAGACAGTAGACGGGCACTGAAGGATCAGATCCTGATGGTTATTATCGACCCCCGAAATCTCGACGATGGGACTCATATTCACATTGCTCTCCGTGTCCATGGACACTCCATCACCAAGGAGTATCCCAGCGGCAGAGAGAGCACTGTAAATCGTTCCAGTACCGACGAGTGCAGGATTAATGCAGGGTTCTTGAAGTTCAATATCATACTCGACAAAGAAAGTACCCAATGCAGTGACTGAGCCATAGTTGACGTTGGAATTCCAAGCGATCACAACCATGGCAGGAGCCAGTTGCAAAGGTTCAGTCAATATCGCTTCATTGCGGTTGCACCAACACCATGCGGTTGCTCTGTCCGACACATAGTCGGTCGTGAAGTGATCCCAAACAACGGACGAACCGAAGCCGGGGGTAGCGTAGAGGATCTGTAAAAGATCATCTCCGCCACCACCAGTATCGTAGTTCGAAGTGGGATCACGAACGATAGCAGCGCAAATCGAACCGGCCGTGGAGGGACAGTTCGGAATGTAGTGCAGCCGAGCGCGATGAAATTTGAACTTCTGATAAAGGGCAGCATCTCGAGCAAGCCTTGATTCGGTAGCCATGGTACAATCTAGAGGGAACCAGATGGAAACATCCCCCGGATTGTACGCACCGGCACCGCCTTGAAAGGCAAACAGCCGATCGATCCCTCGCACGCGGAGTCCAGTATTGCCAACTGGACTCGTAGTGTAATGGGGTCTCGGCGTCGAGAAACTGCGAGCAAGAGGCGCGTTGGAATAGGAAATCACTTCCTTCCGACCGACGGCCTTATGCTCCACCTTCTGGATGGTCTTCGCGACCACCCGTGCCAGTTGAGTACTGGCAGACTTAGGCAATTTTTTGTTCTGGGACGGGGCCTTCACCGTCCGCTTTTTGCGAGACATGGAGACAATCTCTGACGAAACCATCCTCATCGATCAATTTCTCCCAGAATGAACCGGGGGAGGGACCGTAGGAGTAGTACCAGAGATTAGACTGTCCATCGAGCTCAACGCCCTCGGGCGCTTCACCGTGCAGTCGTTCGACCCTCGCATTCCTGCTTCCTGGCAGGATTGCTTGGTACGGAACTTTTAAGGACCTCTTCTCTTCGAGGCCCACCGTTTTGGTGAATTTAATGAACTCGACCCACTCGCAAACCTGTGTATTGTCGTCAATCGCTCTGATCACCTCGTCCTGAAGGACGGGGTAAACATACTTCCGAGTGACACGGGAATTCAACTTCCAGAATTTCCGGACATCAGGGATGAAATGACGACGAAACACAACTTCGACTGGTTTTATGATTGCGGTTTGGCTGTAATCATACGTCGGGAGACCAGTTGGACGTTCATAGAGGGTACTGTTAAAGCGATACATCTTTTTGGATGCATCTCGACGCAGTATCGAAGAACTCTGTGAACGAATTGGGGAACGGAACACCACCCGGGGAGTGCTCGTGCGTTCTGCATGGAGATTGTAAGACGCAACGAGCCTCTGGTAGGGTGTGAGGTAAAAGTCTCGGACTGGCTTAAAGCCTAGTCCACCCAGAGATTCCGACAGATAGAGATTATACTTCCCTCCATCTGTGTACTTATCCAGGAGACTTTTATTAAACCGGAGAAAACAGGATTCAGCCCAAACAGGATCTGCACTCCAAGTAACGATTCGCTCGTGAAGACTGCTCAGTGGTCGATCCCCAGTCGAAACTTTCGACTGACCGAGGATCATACCGACAGGACAGTAATCAATACGAGAGAATCCAACTCCATCGAACTTCCAACCGACTGTATTGATCGTACAGACACGGTCATGGAAAAGATTCTTTCCGATGGAGAGCTTGAAGCCGAAGGCAGCGACCATCTTCCGCCAGGATGAGTAAAACTCATCACTCG